GTTGAAAATTTAATTGACGAAATAGCAGCTTCGCCCCATGGAGCTAAAACAACAGAAGGAGATTGTAAGTTTTCCGCTCCTATCTTAAATACTGTTGAATCATAAATTGGTAAAATAGGCAAGCCAGTGATTGAAGTGTTCAACTGGTTAAGATTGGCAATAAAAGCTGCATTGTTAATTTCCAACTGAGCGATGTTGTTTTTATCGCCAACTCCCAAGTTGATTGCTGGAAGGTCCAAAAGATTTGAGCTTATTGTTGACGCTTCCATGTTTACAGCTTCCATCTGCATTGAGATAGAAGGGAGAGTATTGACTTCCATTGACAAACTGTAATTCTGTAGAACACAATTACCAAAACTTAAAACTTGCAAACCATTTAAATTATTGCGATCTTTAATTGACTGAATTAAATCGGGGCCAAATAAATCACTAATAATAAAAAACAAATTAATTGAATGATCGTTGCTGCCTCCAAAGCATGAGGCATAGTCGCCAAATGGCTTAAAAAATATACCGAGCAAGTTTTCGTTCTGAAAAGTTTTTGACGAAATGAAGTCAAAAGAAACTGCAACAGTAGGAGAGAATGATAAATTATTAACAGCAAAATCAGCAGAGCCAACTTGTTTTGCTTGTGATCTATTGCCCTGTATTTCAAACGCCAAATTATTGACAAATGCAATTGGGAATAAACCTCTTTTGCGAGGTAAAAAGTCTTGAGGCTGCTGAAAAGCTGGGCTTAAATCAGAGGCTAGGATAATGGAATTGCTTTTGATAATCATGGCACAAATACTCCAAAACGCGCATTATATGGTTTATGAAAACTAGAGTTCAAATCAAAAGCTGAATTTTTTGTGTAAATTAAAACTTCAGCAATATTGCCTTGCCAATATTTAGAGGAAGACACTTGAGAACCAACTGAAACTTTGATTGATGGAAGGTTGCTATTGCTGATCAACCCTGTATTGAAAACTTCTCCATTAATGTATCCAGTAATGTGAGTAGCATTTCTGACGAAGCCCACATTATAATATTCTTCTAATGAAACGTTAGAAGCAATAGTGAAAATCTCAGAATTATTTCTGAATTGAAACTGTCCACCGCTTAGGAATAAGCCATAATTTATAGAGTCGGAGAAGTTTAATAAACACATCTCATTGCTTGACGAAGCTTTCGCTACTACAAAAGCTGATAAATAATCTCCAGTATTATTAATACCAGAACCAGTGATTAATGTTTCATTAAAGCGAAAAGCTGAACGAGTAAAAATTTCATTTTTAATTGGCGTTAACCAAGTGGAAGGAAATGGCAAATAAGCTTGATTAACGGTATAATTATTAAAACTAGAGTCCCAATTCAAGAAATATTCGCTACCAGTTTCTCGCGTCTTAATATTATTTAACCAAATACATGAGGTTCCAGCATTTACAAAACCTGTAGGTGATATTGGTAAGCTTAAGTCTTTGTAAAGTTGAGTCCAATTACGATAATCTAAGTTGCAAATACATGAATAATCAAAACCAGATTTGGGCGTGGCATTAGTTAAAATAAAACTACTATCGCCAATTAGAGATATTGATCCAGATTCTCCAGAACCTTTTGACAAACTATCTAGCGTGGTTGACAAGACAGAATCAGATATTCCATTATAGTTTAAATTAATGCCAGTTAAATTATTACAGCCACTAATATTAAAAGATGTTAAAGAATTATAAGATAGGTCTAAATTTTTCAACCCAGTTGAGCCTGCGCAATTAAATGAGGATAAGTTGTTTTGAGACAAATACAAGTTGTTAATTTTTCTAGCATCCTTGAATACTACTTGATTAATAAAATTTTTATTTAAGTTTAAATCAACAACATCAGCACTTGAGTAAAAAGTTACTTTATTTAACTGCTGCTCATTGCATGTTAGAGAGTCGAAGCCTCTATAAGCTTTAATATTTTTATTAATGTTAGCGGGCCAATTTACAGAATAAGTTCCACCAGATACAAGTTCATTTAATCCAGAAGCATTAAAAATAGAAACTAAATCTTTAGGTGAAGAGACGGCTTCGAAGGAAGTAGCCTCAATGCCTTGCCCGAAAAGTATAGCTGGAACATCATTTGGATTTTTAATTCCAAGAGGGTCTTCAATCAAAGTGACTTCTAAATTATTAGAGTTTTGGTAATTCCAAGAGTGCGTCCAAGAGTCTGCAAAATAAATTTTTGGACGGTTATAGATTTTGGGACAATCAAATTGAAACCTTTTGTATCCCAAATTATTTTCAAGAAAATGCAAAATAGATTTTAGCTCAAAATCAGTTATGTTCTTATATGAGAGGCGAACATTTTGGAAATAATGAATATTGTCTTGCTCTTTGATTCTGATTGCAAAAGAGTTTTTAAACTGCAAATTATTAATTGTGGGAGCACTATCTACTGACAATCCAATATCGTTTGAGTAAAATAAATTTTGAGTCCAGTATCCAGTATTAGTTGGAGCAGTGTCTAAAGACCCAGTATGATCTTGAACAGCATAGTAGAAGTTGCTTAACTTATTGTCTCCTTGAATTTCAAAATAAACTGGTTGGTATTTTTGATAAAACTGTCCAGTTGTCCAGTTTTCAAAATCGTAATTAACAAAAGACTTGCCGCTCCAATTTAAAAAGCTGGAATTTCTCTCTACTGAAAAATCTAAAGCAATATTGTAAAGATTATTTTGAGCCATTTGAACTGAAAATGAATCCGCATAACCAGTTAAGTTTCGGTATATATTAGATTCGTCAGAAATGGCAAAAGCTCCCGTTCCGCTTTGACTTTCGAAAAAGTTCATTATTTTTTCAGCATCAGGTTCGTTGACTGAAAAATTGAAAGAACACTTGGCAATAATATTGTTTGCTGTTGAAGGCAACAAAGAGTAAGTATTGTTAGAATAATTTAGTTTGTTATTTTTACAAGTAAAAGCAATAGATGAACCATAGTTAGGACTAAAGTTGAACGAAGGTAATAAAGCGACCCCCTCTATGTTTCGATCTCTGTTGTAAAATAAGCTCATTCTAAATAGCCAATATAATTGTTAGTGATTGTTAGTTGGTCATCAGAATTTGCCGAAAGCTCCTGAGATACTTCTTGAATATTTGGCACAATAAGATTTACAAGTTGATTCGATGAATTTCTATCTTTAATTTTAATATTTAAAAATTTATTTGCGACACCAGTTAAAAATGATTCGTAATTACTTGGAACCATATTCACTGCATCAAAAACAACGGAAGATGTAATATTGATTGGTGGCAGAAAAACTACTTCATCAATATCTTTATAACTGTCGAGAGAAAATATTGCTTGACGATTAATATTTAATTCGTAAGAAAATGATTTTACCCTGTTTGTTTCAGTGTTGTTTCCTGATACTTCAATAGACCTTGGGCTTGGAATATAAATAGGCGGATGAGTCTCTTCTGGCAACACCTCGTAGGAAGGTTCTAATTTGCCATACACGCTAATTGAGCAAGCAACAGAAGGAATATCGCCAACACTACAAGAAACCCCATATCGCGTCAGGAAACCGCTTGAAAAGCCGTATGTATTACCGTTGTAGCGAAAGCTGCCTGAGAAGCTAGAATCCCCTGTGAAATTCAAAATAGGGTCTGCATAAAGCAGGTTCCTATTAATTGAAATTTCCGCTTGCATTGGATTGTTTAGATTGTATCCAAAATTAGTACCCAAAACCAAAGAATTCTCTAGCGGCACGGAATATGAGACACTCACTGAATTAATTCCAGACAATTGATAACCATTGACCACAAAAGATTGGTCATATTGTAAAACTGAATTGGAACGATCAATGCTCATTATTTTCCTTTAGTTAGTGAACCTCCGAGGCGTTTCTCTTGAGCAATAACATCTAGTACTGCTTGTTTGATTTTGCGCTGAAGTTCTTTTTCGTTACCATTGGTATTTTCTGTTTTCCCTTGAGCTTCGTTTGAAGAAACATTAACTACAACATTATCTCCAGCAGATTCGCGGGTTGCTTGAATTAATTCGTCTAGCTTAGAAATTAGAGATTCTGTAACTGCGCTTGAGTCGCCTTCTCCAGTGTTAGTTTCGCCAGCATTGAGACGATTAAGATTCTGAACTCCCAGTTTGCGAGTAGCGCGATTATTGAGAACAAACTCGCCACCAGTAAGCATTGCTGGAACGTCATCACGAACACCAGACCCACCGAAAATAGGACCACCATTAGCCCGCCTCATATTAGGACTTCCATTAGCGTACCGCCTCATATTAGGACTTCCATAAAAATCAGCTTGAACTCTATCCGCCATTCCAAGCTCCGCATCAGATATAGGAACCAAACTAATAGTTTGATTTCTTGTCGGGTATAAATTACCACCATAATTATTAGTTGATAAATTCCCTCCCGTGATTAAGTTCCCTTGACTATATGAACTTGGTATTGATAATGCGGAGGCGGCTTCTAAAACTCCTCTTCCTGATCCAATAAAAGAATTGTTTTGTAATGCAAATGCAGGATTTGTTATAGATCTAACCGTTAATGCTTCGCCTGATAAGGAATTGCCAAATGAAGTAAATAAGCCTTTACCAGCGCCCTTCAAGCTAGAAAGGAATCCAGATGATTCCCCAGATAATTTATCTAATGCTGCTTGATTCTCTACTCCTATTTTAGCTCTTTGAGCACCAGCAGAAACAGCAGAAGTAACAACAGCACTAACAATAGAAGTAATTAATTGTTTTTGACGCTCTTTATCTCTTCTCTCCATTTCTTTAAGCTGCTCTTGATATTGTTCTTCTTGTTTTAATTGGTTAAGATAAACATCAAAAGCTTGCTGTTTGCTTTCTTGAACGCGCTCGAACATTGGATTATTCTGGCGACCAAATTGAGAAAGCCTGCTGCTTTCTGCCTCTAAAGAAACAGATGCTCCGCTCATTCCAAAACCGCCCATGGTATCGTATTGACCGCTGCTAAAGCTTTGGGTAGCAAAACTTAAAAGCTCTCTTTTGCCGCGAATGCCGCCAGTTCCATATTCTCCAGGGGCGTAGAATCCACCAGAGCCACTTTGAACACCGCCACCACTCGCGAAACCTTTTATACTGCCTCTATTTAAGGAGTCGAGGAATTTAGAACCATATTTCTGAACAGAGGATTTTTTAATGACATATTCGCCGCCCATGAGCATTGCTGGAACGTCGTCTTTAACGCCAGAACCGCCAGAAATTAAACCGCCAGTAGCTTTATTTTGTGCTCCAAAAAATCCCTGAGCTACGTTGCCAATGCCTGATGTAAACATCTTAGCAAGATTGCTAATATTTTGTCTAGTAATTTCTTGGAAGAAGCTAGTCGCTGCATCGCGAAGAGCATCCTTAAGGGATTTTGCGCCACTGATTGCATCGTTTAAGCCTTGAGCAAGATTATCAGAGAAGAGTTGTGGAATTTGTTCACCAAGCTGAGATTGGAAATTCTCAACGTCAGTTTCGAGTTGAGCGAAGCCTCTTCCTAAACCAGCGCCAAAAGTTCTTTGTTCTTCGATTTGTCTGCGCTTGAGTGCAGCAAGTTCTTTAATACGATCTTCTTCGCTTAGGTTTGCAGTTCTTTGCTTAAGGTCAAAAAATTCTTCCAAATATTGCAACTCAATTTCCAACTCCCTGCGACGAGAGGCTGATTCAGCAGTAGCTAATTCAAATGATTTTTGACGCAAGGCAGTTTGTTGAGCGATTGATTCGACGTTTTCTTTTTCGCTCCCCTTGTTTTTCAAAAGAACATCTTGTTGAATTAAGTTAGAAGCAAGGTCATCTGGGCTTGTGGATTGAAGTGCGCCGAATTGAAGACCAGCTAGTTCTGCGGGTAGTCCTTCAAAATAATCGCGAATACGCTGGCTTAAAATTTGAGCAGAATTTCCTATCTCAGATAAAGCTTGAGATAATTCTCTTGCTTTTTTAGCGGCTTCAGCTTCTGCGGCAGCTTCTGCTAATATAGTTTCTTTGAGTATTGCTCCTGTTGTAGCAGCAGCTTTGTTAGCCTGATTTACTGCATCTATACCATCTAATCTTGCCTTTAAATCATCTTGTATCGCTTTTTTTTCAGCCGCTCTTTGTTGATCTCTTTTTTTCTGATCTTCTTCTGATAATGCAGGAGGAGCAGTAACAGGAGTAGTTAAAGCAGTTTCTTGAGCATTAAGTGCATCAATTTTTCCCTGAATTTCCTGTATTCTAGCACTTATTGTAGCAGTGTCTGCTACATATTGAGTTCGAAAATTGGAAGACCCAGCATATACATTTTGAGGCGTTACTGCACCCGAAGACATTTTTACAAAATCACTAACTTTTTTATCTAAATCTTGTCTTAATGTATTTTGCTCGGCAACTAAAGCTGATTTATCTTTATTAATTTTACCTACCTCTCCTTGCCTAATCTGGCCAATTAATTGATTAAAAACACTACTAAGACCATTCAATATAATATTATTAAAATCATAAGCAGCGCCTACAATAGTGTCTTGGAATTGATAAGCTGTCTCGATTTCTTCTTCAGCCCTTGCAAAGGCAGCTTTCGCAGACTGTTTTTCAGCTTGTGCAATTGTATCATAAAGTTTTTTTATTTCGGCTTCAGTGTTGGTCGCTGCTGTTTTTAAACCACCTTTTGTGGGTTTAGTTTTCAATAATCCTGCAATCTGATCATTTCTTTGCTGAGTTAAATTTTGAATTTGATCTGGAGACAATGATTCTGGAATTTTTACTTGCTCAAGTTGTGACGCGAACCTTTCTATAGCAGAGTAAAATATGTCCTCTTTTGCTCTTTGAGTTTCTAATTCAACCCGACCTCTTTGAGCAGACAATTTACCAGACTCTGATCTTCCAATCAAGCTTGTTTCAAATTTAGTATCTGAAATTTGTCTCCTTAATTCTCTAATATTTTTTTGAGATTCAAAAGTATTCCGAGAAGCCGTTAAGCCTATTTCTAATGCCTCATTTCTTTTTTGAATAGCGGCAGTTTGTTGATCAATTAAAAGTTTGCTTGCAAAATCTAGTCTTGATTGAGCTTGTTTTAATTTAAATTGATTTTGTAATTCTAGGGTTTGTTTTTTATATTCATCAAATTGTTTAAATAAAGCTTCTGGATTAAGAAGTTTTTCTGGCAAATTAACTGCGTTTGCTTGTAAAAAGTCTTGGAGTTGTTTGGTAGTTGATTGGGGGTCAGAAAATAATTTTTGAAGGTCTTGCAAAGCTTGCGCGGTTCCAGGGCCGACCTCAACCGCTATACTATTTAAATTAGTAAGTGCTTCAGTTTGAATTTTAGATAATTCCGTTCTTAATGCTTTAGCTCCCTCAACATTAAAATCCAACTCTATTTCATTTATAGAATTATTAAATTCTTTAATGTTTTTATTGATTGAATCTAGTGTAGAATCAACTTCTAATAAAGTTTTGTTTTGAAATTTTGAAAATGCAGATTCAAGGTCTAAATTTAAAATTGTATTCTGTAGTGAAGCGTATTGGCTATTTAATAGCTCTACTGTATTTTTATTAAGCTTTAATCTATCAATTAGAGCTTCAGTTTCTTTTTTTGCAAATTTTTGTGCTGCTGCGAAATCTTGTTTTTTCCGATATGCTTCTGCTTCGATTCCGAGTTTTTTAAATTCATCTTTAAGAGCTTCAATTAATTTAGGGTCTTCAAAGTTAATTTTTGTTTGACCATAGTTCCCTTTTGTATTTCCAGGAAGATTTTCAAGAAAATTAAAAGCACTAGTTCTAGCAGTAGCGTTACCAGTAGCAATATTAGCAGTAATTAAATCATTGACAATTTTCCCTAACTGTTCTTCATTGGCGGTGCCAAGAGATTCAATTGTTCTTTTCTGTCCAGCGTTATCTATGAAACTCGTAATATCTGCGGTTCCAGCAGTCAAAAATTCTAATATTGAGTTTCCAAAACTAGCAAAAAAATTACTAGATGCTGCTCTGATTTCATCAGTGGCAAGCGTTTTACCAAAGTCAGTTAATTGAGAACTTGCTACGCTAGCAGCTTCTCCTAAAACATCAAAAGTTGCACTTAAGTCTTTTGTGAAAAATCCTTTAACACCATCTGCAAGTGTTTTGATTACATAACCAGCAGTTAATGCAACACCAATTCCAGGGAGTTTAGTACCAATTCCAGAAACAAGACCTCCTGCTCTAGATGTGGCTCCTCCTGCTCCAAGTAGATTTGGCAATGCACCTTTAATAGAGTTTCCAAAACCTTTTAATTTATCTGTGAATTTTCCTATGAGGGCTTGACCACCTTTAAAGCTTGAGAGTAAGAAAAATAATTGGCCCAAGCTTCCAGCTACTTGAGTAATTGAGGTTCCTAGTTTTTCAAGCTGTCCACCAGAGCCTTCTACAGCGCCAGTAAAAAATGACATTGCTGTTTGAGCAACAACTAATTTACCAGCTAAATCAGCAAATTGACCTGTTGGTGCATTGCTAGTTGGAGCTTCAAGTCTAGATTTTCCAGCTTCAGCGAGTTGCTTACCTCTTTTTCTTGATGGGTCTAAAAGCTTTCCACCGCTTTTTATGGTTTTAACAAAATCGTCAACTGCGTCTTGAGCTTTATCGAAAGTAATTTTATTTTCTGATAATTCTTTATTGAGTTTATTAATGAGGTCGGCAAAAGTAGCTAAATTTTTATCAATGTTCTTGGAATAAGTTCCTAAATTTGCCGCCTGAACGGGAGCATAATTCGGTACAAATCCCCTAGCCGCACCATAAGTCTTTGGATTCACGCCTTCCCTGCGTGCGCGAGAGATGCCTTGGAAACCACCAGCAGGCTCATCCCTGCGATTAGCCACCATTAACCCCATAGGGTTAGCAGCAGACTTGAGCGCAGGACTCTGATCAACATAAATTTGTGAAGCTGAAATTCCTGCGCTTCTCTCGCGAGAGATGGCAGCTTGAAGAGCATCGCTAGCAAAATTAGGAATATAACCGCCAGAAGCAAGACCTAAATATTTTTTAATAGCTGCTGTTTCAGCGTCTTGTTTTGTATATGATTGAATAGCGCCTGCTTCAATCATTTCTCTTACTAGCCGACTTCTTATTTCTGACGCTCCTCTTACAGGTTTACCACCCATACCGAGTTTGATTCCGATAGCAGTTTCTCTCCATTTAGCAACTTGCACAGGATCGAATTCTTTAGGAGCGATTGCTCCTCTAGCTAAAGCTCTTTGTTTTGCGATAACACTGCTAATCGCATCACTAGAGAATGGATTTAATTTAATTTCTGCATATTTTTGTGATCCAGAAACTCCGAAAACTCTTTTTAATTCATCGTTTAATGGAAAATCTGCTCTAGAACCACCGCTGATTTTATTACTATCAAAATTTGGGCCAGCAAGTTGATTTAAAATATCCTCAAACATGAAACCACTAAGGCTTGGTATTTGATTTAAAGATTTTTCAATATCTTTTCCGATAACTGGAACTCCAACACTTTTGCTAATACGGCTAGCATAGCCGCGAACTAATTTAACGACATTCTTTTGTAAATTAGCTTTAATATCTTTAAAAAGTTCTGGACGTTGAGATTCCAACGTATAAACTGGAGAACCATTAATTTTTCCGTTATTGCCGTAAAGACCAAGAACAGCTAATTGATCATTTTTATCATCTTCATTAATGAGGTCAAAATTTTTAGCTCCGCCTTTTAAATAGTCAACGAATTTAGGCTCATTTAATGGAGCATTAATAGTTGCTCGTAATTGAGCTTCATTTCGCAGATCATTACTTGAGCCTAATCTAGAAAATCTTCTTGATTTAATTTCCTCATCAGGAACGTTTAAGTAGCTAACCTTACCACCAGACTTGTTTACAGAAGCAAGAATTTCTGAAAATCCAACGCTCATTGCTCCAGCCTCAGTCAGACCAGCGCCAGATAAAATTGTAAAATAGTCATTTTCAGAAACGTTTAGAACGTCATTAATTGACTTAATAAATTTTCCCATGCTTGCTGCATAAGTTGATTTACCCGCTCCAGCAGGAGCAGATAGTAAATTCTTTTTAGCTGGAGAAGCTAAGATAGCATCAAGAATTTTTGTTGAGCTATTACCTAAACGGTCAGAATCATAAATATAATTGGCGAAGTTGGGAATGTAACCGCCAGAAGATTTCTTAAATAATTTGCCCTGAGTCGGTTTAAACTTTTTTGTTGTGGGAGAAGCTAGAAGAGCATCAACAGAGAACGAGTCTTTTCCATTTTTCCATAAGTCTAATTTATTAAGTGTTCCATAGTTTTCTGGCAAAGCTCTTAAAAATTTGTTTAAAACTTCAAAAGAATTCCATGCGCCAGATTTAATTTCTAGTAGATCAATTTGATTTCCACTAACTTTGTATCCATCAACAGCCGAAGACCCTTGAAATTTAAGACTCGAATTAGAATCATAGTCATATATGGTCTTATTTTTTCCTTCAGGATATTTACCATCTTTTAACTCTTGAAGGAGATTATTTTCATATTGATTTTCGCTTTCGCCCTCTTCTTTTGGCCTCACTTTAATTTGCTTATATCTTTTACCTATAAGATTTACAATATCATTTTTATCTAAACGCTGGTCAGTCTTCTTAGATTTAAGCAAGTTGCTATTGATTCTAGGATTGAATTTAGAAATATCAGAAACTGTAGCAAAATTAGGAATAAATCCGCCAGAAGCACTAATCTTCTTAGCCCCTGGTGGTAAACCCATGGTTTTCACCATATCTTGATTAAAGATAGCGGAACCGCCACCAGCATAATTAGGAACAATATATTCGCTAGTATTAGCAATCATTGTGCCGCGCTTGCCGCCGCCAAATGCGAAATTAGGAATAGATACAACTTTAGAGCTTGGTGATGCACCGCCCACACCACGGCGAACATCCGAAGCTTCTTGCGCAGGTAAATAGCCACCAGCAGAACCACGACTTAATCCTTGAGGACTAGGACGATAACCTTTAGCAATAACTGGAGCAGCAATACCGCCAGCAAGAGTTCTAATATTTTGTAAAGCTTGCTCTTCTTGACGAAGAATGTTAAGAAACGCTTGAGCTTGTGCGTTTTGTCCACCTTGAGTATTTACAATTTGACTTAGAACACTTTGATTGCGGATAAGTGTTTGAACAATGGACTCTTGAACAAGTTTTTGTTCCTTTGCTGCTTGACCAATATTAAAGAAAGTTTTTAAGCTTTGAACACCAAACTTAGCCAAATCAAAACTTAATTTTGCAATAATGGCTAAAAATAATCCAATACCAGGACCAGTCAAAACAGAACCGATACCTTTTACAATTCCTTTTGCAAAGCGTGAACCAAGATCGTCGCCTTGGAGAAGGTCAGTTGCTCCCTCCAAGAAGGAATTAATACCATCCAAGATTCCTTTTAAATTATCTCCCAAGCCAATCTCACCCAAAAGCGCACCAAGTTGTTTACCAGTAAGCGAAACTTTGTTAATGATTGCGTCAAGAGATTGATTAAGTTTTTGATTAGCAGTAAAAGCTTCATTAGTTGCTCCAGCAGATACTTTAGTTGCTTTAGCAGTCACGCTATTAGCTCTTCCTAAATCGCCAACTAAAGAAATTAATTGGTTAATTTGGAAAGTACCAGCAACATCTTTAAAAATACCTGCTCTAGTAATTTGGCCAAGACCTTCAACATCTTTAGCGAGGTTTTGTAAAATTTGTCGGGCTGGTAAAAGATTACCTTCTAAATCTTGCACTGCTACACCAAGACCTTTCAACTGATTAAGGGTGCTGGTATCTTGTAGTCGAGTAAAAATTGTTTTAAGGGCGTTACCAATAACAGCACCACCGCGAGAAGTTTCTTGCTGGAGTGTGGTAATAATACCAGCAAGCTCATCAAATGTAACACCAGCATTTTGAGCGACAGCCGCGCTTCGATTGAAACCTTCAATAAGATCGGCAGATGATACGGCGAAAGCTTGGTCAACTGCTGCAAGTTTATTAAGAATTTGAGTAGTGGAAAGACCAGCTTTAGCGAAAGCATTAACGGAAGCTGTAAGACCATCAACAGATTTAGAAGCGTCTAAGCCAGTCAAGCGAGTAAGAATAAGAGCATCTTGAGTTCTTTGAAGAGTATCTTCAAGTTTCAAACCTTGACGAGAAAACTCTAGAGCAGCCTTGGAAACTTCCTCAAAGCTTTGACCAGTCGCCTTGGCAATACTAAATAAACCTTGGCTCAATTGTTTACTTTTGCCAGTGAATTGATCACCAACAACAGAAATAGCTGTAATTGCTTTTTCCACTTCAATAGTGGAATTAACAAGACTTTTAAAAGCATTAGAAAGAGTATTAACAATACCAACAGAAGCTCCGAACGCCAAAACACGGGCGTTAGCAGCGTCAAGAGACTTTGAGAACTCATCTGCTTGACCAGTCAAACGTCCCAAGGGTTGAGACAAAGCACTAAGAGAACGAGCAGCATTACCGCCACCCATATTAATTCTCAAGTTTTGAGTAGCTTGTTGAATCTGTCTCTGCATTTGAGAAAGATTCTGAATTTGTACATTTGCTTGGAGATTAATTGGTGCGGCCATACCTTATTCCTTAAAACTTTATTACACCTTTTCTCCCATAATTTTCATCATTTGTTCCATATTTAATTGTCCATTGTTTTGTTTCAGCAAATCTTGGAAAGACATTTTCTTAGCTTCTGGGTCAACAAAATCTAAATCTTCCTGCGTAGCCCCGAAAACAGCAGTAGCAGAGTTATCCTTCATTTTTGCTGTTAACTTTTCTTTATTGCGGCTGCTTTCAGCAAAACTAACAAGAGCATCAGGGTCTTTGCGAATAGAGTCGGGAATCTTATCTACATTTTGGAAAATGTTTAAGAACATTCTTCCGTAAGCAAGTAATTTTAATTGATAAATAGAAAACTTGGTAATTGGCATAGCAAAAAAATCATAAGGCTTTTCGCAATGACTTAAGTAGAGACTAAAGCAGTCTTGCAAAACTGCGTGTTGAATATGATCATCATTATACTTGGAAATAATCTCATAATAAGAATTCATGAGACGAGCAAGTTCCAAATCGTCTAATTCTGAGAACTCAAAATCAGTAAAAAAAGGATTTGTTAGCAACCGATCTTTAAATAACAAATTTTGCAAAAACTCTTCATTTGCTCGATTGTTAGCGTATTCAGTAGCAGTTTTGCCAACAAGATTTTTTCTTTCAGTCTTGAGTGTGAATAGCTTAATTTTTTCCTCATCAATGTTTTTTTGATGAGCTTGCTTCTGAGAGGGAATAACAATCTTGGCTTTAGTTTTTTCCAAATTGTCAACGTAGGTTTCAAGTTCCTTAATTTTTAATTCGTCTTCTTGAGTCCAAGTTCCGTCTTTTTTAAGTTGTTCAAGAATTTCTTTTTCATCCTGAATTCCTCTTTTTAAAGCAATTGAACGATGCTTTTCAAAAACGTCGTTAAGTAGTTTTTGGTCTTTGAGATTAAAATGACGCAAAAACACGGTTTGATCATAAAAATCAAACCGTGTGTATCCTTCGAAAATCTCGTTAATAATTTCTATGTAGAAATTGTCTTTCAAGATGCCTTCTTAGTTTTCTTTTTAACGGGGGATTTTTCAGCTTCAGCTTCAACGGCAACTTCAGGAGTTTCCACTGCTTCAGTTTCTTCACTCTTATCTTCCATAAGAGCTTCGTAATCTTGAGTAGTCGCGCCTTGGTTGTAGAACCAGAATGCAGCAATTCTAGAAATCTTGCGAGCGATTTCAAAATACTGAAGATCTTCGCTCTCTTCTTTAACGTAGTAATCTTCGAGCTTGTCTTCAAAATCTTCGCCCTTGAAATAAGGAGAAGGCTTGTCTTCATCTTCGCGCTGAATGAAAGTAAGATTAATAATATACCAGAGAAGCAAGCGATTTTGAGCCTTCATGTCAGCGGTATGATCAAAGAGTGACTGATAAGCCATTTCAGTCTTAACAATTTGATCGCGAACCTTTGCCATTTCAAAGGTTAACTCTTCAGTCTTTTTTTGACGATTAGCCTCGCCTTTATTAACTGTTTCGTTTTCAGTGTATTCGCGCTGAAGCTCCATTAGACGTTGATACATCTGATAAAGACCTTTAGCTTCAGTTTCGCTCATAAGGCCGCCAGTATCAGAATATTTCTTAACGAGCATTGCCTTGGTTAAAATACCTTTCTTAACACAGCGAGACATTTCTACACTGTATTCCAGATCAGCTTCTTCGATTTGGCGGCGAGAAGGCTTTTTCAAAATAACTTTAACTGGAGTTTTTACTTTCTCCTTTTTAGTGACTTTGACTTCGTTACCCTCTGCATCTTTCGACACAGTTTCTACAGGGGTTTCTTTTTCTTCGTAGATTGTAAAGTTGTAAATTTCTTTTATTTCCATATTCCTTGGTAGTAATTATATTAATCTTTAAAAACAAAACTTATAGTAAAATTATCTAATTCTGTATCGTTTGAACGCATAGCTTCATTTCCTAAATCCAAAACTCTTTTGCGCAAATGACTCATTTTCTCTAAATCAAAATAATTAGCTACATTTAAAATAGGAGAGTATTCTACTGGAAGATTTTCATAAAGCTTTTTATAAGCTACATCGTGCTCTCGCTTTAAATCTTCAATGATTTTTAGAAACTGCTTAAATAGAAAGGTAGTGCTTTCGCACTGCCTGCGTGATAAAATTTTTTTGGCGTTCATACCTTATACCTTTATTATAATAAAAGAAAAAGTGTAAAAATAAATAATATGGCTGGATTTTTATCAGAAAACCAAAAAAATAACATTAAGTCAATCATTGACCAAATCCACGATACCTTTGCGCGTGAAATTACTGTATTTAAAATCGGCCAAAGAACCGTTATCGCTTCTTCACCATCATACAATGCCTTGTATCGTCAACAATCTGTCAATACTTCAACAGTAGAAGTGTCTCAAACTTTTCAAGCTAGAATTAAATATGTAGATATGGGAGAAGAATTTCTTCAAAATTCTCGCTCAGGAGGAGGTCAATCAGGAGGAGGTCAAGATAAAATTATCCTTCCCACTGGAACGGTTAAAATTAAAGTTAATCTTGAAGGCTTTAATTATGTGAAAGAGGCTAAAAGAGTTGAGCTTGATGGTCGCCGTTTTGCAATTAAAAGCGA